CGGACAGACAGGTGTTCAAAGTATGACAAGGACTGCCTCTGGTATGTCTATGTTACTTGGAGCATCTAGTTTAAACATTAAAACAGTTATCAAGAACCTTGATGACTTTTTATTGAAACCACTAGGAGAAGCCTACTTCCAGTGGAACATGCAATTTCTAGAGGACGAGTTGGATGTCAAAGGTGATTTAGAAGTTAAGGCTACAGGTACTAACAGCTTAATGCAGAAAGAAGTAAGAAGTCAAAGATTGACAATGTTCTTACAAACTGCTCAGAATCCTGCTGTTGCACCGTTTGTTAAGATTTCTAAATTGATTAGTGAATTAGCCTACAGCTTAGACTTAGACCCTGATGAGATACTCAACGACCCTGAAGAAGCGGCTGTGATGGCACAAATTATAGGAATGCAAAATGCTGGACAAACAAATGGCGAAGAAGCTCAACCCAATAGTCAACAGTCCCCAATGGGAGGACTTCAAGGAGCACCTCAACAACCTCAAGACCTTGGACCTACAGGCACTGGTGGTGGCAACATCGGAACAGGAAATGTTCCGCTTGCAGGGGAAGATGAGTTCTCTGGTACGCCTAGAGCAGTTGGACCTACAGGTTAAAGAAGCACTAACTCGGAGAGAAGAAAATGTATAATAAAAAGAAAGGAATGCTTACAGACGACAGAGATGCTTACGATATGGGTGGCGAAGTAGGAATTGCTGTAATGCCTATCGAACCTACAATGGTCGATGATAATGAAATGGAAGAAGACCACACAGATTTTATATTAGACGAAGCACTATCTGAAGAAGAACAAGATATGCTTATGTCAAAACTAGAACAAGATAACGAACTACAAACACTCTTTGATAAAGTAGTGGGTGTAGCACAAGAATTTGCTGGCTCTGGTTCTGTAGAAGGACCAGGAACAGGAGTCTCCGACAGTATACCTGCAAGGTTATCTGACGGTGAATTTGTCTTTACTGCAAAAGCTGTAGAAGAAATCGGAGAAGACACTTTGATGTCTATGATGAAAGACGCTGAAGCAAATGCAGACGAAAGACAAGGACTTAATATTGGAGGACTACTAAGTGACCCCGAACTAGATGTTGACCCAAAAGGGCAACCAGTGCAAGGTGATGTAGTAGAAGATGAAATCCGTAAAGGAATGTTATCTGCAAATCCAAGATTAAGACAGCGATAGAGCCACCCTATTTATAGGCACTCTATCATTTTAAAAACCCGAAAGGCGACCTTTACATACAAGCCCTCTAGTCGACATAGAGCTACCTTGTGAACGAAGCCCTGATTAGGAGAAAGAAGATGACTAATACAGTCCAAAAAGAACAAACGCCAAATCCTTATAATGCAAAAAAAGATTGGCACAATAGTGATGATAAACCTTTTGTATCATCTAATAGTATGTATTTTGAAGAACCTCAGAACAAACTCTTTAAAAGCGATGACATAACTGAAGTCGGTGAAAAAGGAAGTGTAAACAGAGAGGAACTGGAATCAAAGAAGGAAACCCCTTACAAGAAGCCAGACTACAAAAAACGCTATGATGATTTAAAAAAGCATTACGATAGCAAGCTTAATGAATTTAAGTCTAGGGAAGAAGAGCTACTAACACAAGTTAAACAACCTGAGTATAGAGCACCTAAGTCCCCAGAGGAACTTGAGAAGTTTAAGACAGACTATCCTGATGTGTATGAAGTTGTAGAAACCGTTGCTCACATGCAAAGCGAATCTAAAGCAAAAGTTCTAGAAGAACGCCTTAGTAAACTCCAAGAACGTGAAAACGATTTAGTACGACAAGATGCAGAAAAAAGGTTAATGGATAGGCATCCTGATTTTGAAGATATCAGAAACAGTGATGACTTTCATGAATGGGCAAAAGAACAGCACTCATCTATCCAAGCATGGATTTATGATAACAATGACGATGCCGATTTAGCATCACGTGCTCTTGATTTGTTTAAGAAGGATTTAGGAATTGATGTTCCTAAAGCTAAGTCATCTTCCAAAAAACCGACTAGACAATCTGCGGCAGATATGGTTTCCACTAAAACAACTAGTGTAGAACCTAACTCCGAGAAGGTTTGGTCAGAAAGGGAGATTGCGTCTATGAGTATGGCAGAATTTGATAAGTACGAACAGGAAATATCAGATGCCATGCAAGAAGGCAGAATCTCGAAATAAACTATATTAACTTAAAGGAGAAGTATCATGGCTCAATTTTTTGAACCCTCAACAGATACAAATGCTAACTTTGCAAACTCCGTAAGTGGACAAACTAATAGTTTCTTCTTACCTTCGGTTTACTCTAAAAAGGTTCTAAACTTTTTTAGGAAAGCCTCGGTAGTAGAAGCTATCACCAACACAGATTATGCTGGTGAGATTTCCTCTTTCGGAGACTCTGTAAAGATTATTAAAGAACCTGTCATTTCAGTATCAGACTACACTCGTGGTTCTGACACTACTGACACAAAACTAACCGACCAAGAAATCTCTTTGGTTGTTGACAGTGCTAAAGCTTTTAAATTCATCGTAGATGATATTGAAAGCAACATGTCACATGTTAACTTCAAAGAAGTTGCTTCAAGCTCTGCGGCTTATGCTCTTAAAGATGCATACGATGCGGCTGTTTTAGCAACTATGTTTGCTGGTTGTTCTGCATCATCACCTGACCATATCATTGGTTCTGACAGTGCTACTGCTGATTCTACTATGACTCACGCAACTAACTCTGTAGACCTACTTGGTTCTGACGGTACTGGTGTAGATGCTATTGACCTAATGGCTAGGATGGCTAGACTTTTAGATGACCAGAACGTACCTGAAGAAGGTCGTTGGTTTGTTGCACCTCCTTCATTCTATGAAGAGTTGTCACAATCTGGTTCTAAAATGCTTTCTGTTGACTTTAACGCAGGTCAAGGTTCAATCAGAAACGGTTTAGTTTCAAGTGGAAAACTACGTGGATTCGACATGTACAAGTCTAATAACATTGCTGGCACATCAAATGCTACTGGTAAGGTTATGGCTGGTCACATGAGTTCTACTGCTACTGCTAACACAATTCTTTCAACTGAAGTGTTGAGAGACCCAACATCGTTTGGTGACATTGTGCGTGGTCTTCATGTCTATGGTGCGAAAGTACTTAGAGATGATGCCCTATGTAGTGCATTCTACACAATTGACTAATGTCAAAATCGGGGGAGTCTTCGGACTCCTCCAACTTTTATAGGAGAAATAATATGCCGAATGTAAATGGAAAGAAATTCCCTTACACTAAGAAAGGGATTGCTGAAGCTAAAAAAGCTAAAGAGCAAAAAAGAACAAATTATATGCACGGTGGTAAAGTAAAAGATGCTATGCCAAAAGCTAAACCTTGCTAACTAATAGGAATTATTAATGGCTAATACATATTTAGACTTAAGTAACGAAGTACTAAGAGAGCTTAATGAAGTTGTCTTAACTTCTGGTACTTTTGAAAGTGCGACAGGTATTCAAGCATTTGTAAAAGATGCTATTAATAAATCTATATTTGATATAGCTAACGAAGAACCACAGTTGCCTTTCTTTTCCGCAGGAGCTAGTGGAGGTACAGACCCTTTTTATGGTAATGTAACTGTAGCTACATCAGAAGGTGTACGATGGTACACACTTAAAAGCGGAAGCTCAAATATCTCTACAGACTACTCTTCAGTAGACTGGGATGATTTTTATTTAACAACAATAAACGTAAGTGGAGAAACAACTCCTTACGTTTCTAAAGGATTAAGATTTTTAACACTATCAGATTGGAAACAATATTATAGAGATAGTGAAAATGCAGATGATGCAAACGGTTCAGATGCTTCACATGGCGAACCAAGGTTTGTAATTAAAAGTCCTGACCACAGGAAGTTTGGATTAAGTCCAATACCTGATAAAGTGTATAACGTACACTTCTATGCTTTTGATAAACCTACATCTTTATCAGCATACAACGATGCTATTACTATGCCAGAGCAATACAGCAATGTAGTAACAGCACGTACAAGATATTATGTTCATCAATTTAAAGAAAACTTACAACAAGCTTCTTTTGCACTTGACGAATATAAAAAGAACATGAGGACTATGAAATCTAATTTGATTAATCCTACACCTACTTATATGTCAGACGACAGGACTTATTTCTAAATGGCAGGTTCTCAACCTTTTTCTGTACCACTAGGGGGTGGACTTAATAAGTCTACTAACTCTTTAGCATTACTGCAAACTCCAGGAGTAGCTACAAAGTTAAGAAACTTTGAGGTTTCACCAGAGGGTGGTTATCGTAGAATAAACGGATTTAGTTTATTTGGTGATACGTTGCCTAATACTACTAATGATGTTGAAGGTTTGTTAGTCTATGCTGATGGTGTAATAGCTGTTGTAGGTGATGATATATTTTTTAGTCAAGACGGAGAAAGTACTTGGCTACAACTAAACAAAGCAAGTGTTGCTAGTAGTGGTGATGACTATTCTACATTTACAGGTAGAAGTGAGTTAGCACTTAGTAGTGTAGACCAATGTGAGTTTGCTGTTTATGAAGGTACGTCACAATATGGTGAAGTAATTATAACAGATAAGAGTGGAAATAACAAGCCTTTCTTATTTAAAATGACAGGTTCTTCTGCAAACTTAAATGCACGAACATACTTTGCAAGTCAAATAACTATCAGTGGTTCTACTACTGCAAGATTTTGTACAATTCATGACCAGCATTTAGTAGTTGCTGGAGACCCTACAACACCTAACACTATTTACTATAGCTCTACAGGAGATATAGACCACTTCACAGGCACAGGTTCTGGTAGTGTCACACTAGAAGATAAGGTAGTAGGTCTTAAAAGTTTCCGTAACGAATTATTTATATTCTGTCAAAACTCAATATTTAAATTACAAAATATAAATAATGCGGCTACGACTGCTGTAGTTCCTGTAACTAAAAACGTAGGTTGCTTAGATGGTCAAACAATCCAAGAGATTGCTGGTGACTTGATATTCTTAGCACCTGATGGATTCAGAACAGTTGCTGGTACATCAAGAATTGGTGACGTTGAATTAGGAACTATTAGTCAGGCTATCCAGCCTTTAGTTAATGACATTGCCGCCGCCGCTAATACATTACAATTTAGTAGTGTTGTGCTTAGAGATAAGTCACAGTACAGAATGTTTTATAGTACTTCAACAGATACTGCGGCAACTTCAAGAGGTATTATAGGAACACTTAGACCACAAGGATTTGAATGGTCAGAAACACTGGGTATACAAGCCCCTGCTATTACATCTGGATTTGATAGTACAGGATTAGAAAAAGTATATCATGGTGATAGAGATGGTAAAATTTATAACCATAACTTAGGAAATAGTTTTAATGGTTCAAACATTGAAGCAGAGTATCAGTCTCCAGATTATGACTACGGTGACTTAGGAACTCTTAAGACTTTAGATTATGCTAAGATTGCATTTACTCCAGAAGGAGATGCACAACCAACACTAAGAGTTAGATTTGATTACGACAGTTTAGATACTCCACAACCTGCTGACGTAATTCTAACAGAGATACCTGAACCTGCTATTTTTGGTAAGGCTTTGTTTGGTACTCAAAGGTTTGGTGCGACAGAACAGCCTCTTGTAAGGCAAGCTTTAACAGGTAGTGGACACAGTAACTTTTTTAAAATATTCAGTGCAGATACAAATGCACCATATGCAATTAACGGTTTGTATGTAAATTATAGACCATCAGGAAGACAATAGGAGAAATAATCAATGGCTACTTATGTAAGACAGAGTTCGTTTAGTGATGGCGATACAATTACTGCGGCACTATTTAATAACGAATTTAATCAACTAGTAAATGCTTTTAATGTAGCAACAGGACATACCCATGATGGTTCTACCGCAGGTGATGGTGGACCAATTTCAAATCTGTTTAGCAATGCTCTAGTATTTGGTACTAACACAAACAACGATGTTGTAATTACTTTTAACGCCACAAGCAACGATGGTGTTTTAACTTGGATGGAAGATGAAGATTACTTCCAATTCTCAGATGACCTACTACTTACAACAACAGAGAAGGTACAGTTTAGAGACACAGCAATTTATATCAATTCTAGCACTGATGGACAACTCGATATAGTAGCCGATACCGAAGTCCAGATAGCCGCTACAACTATTGATATGAATGGCAACGCAGATATCTCTGGTAACTTAGGAGTTGGTGGTAACTTAACAGTAACAGGTACAACTACATTCAATGGCGGCACAATCACTATGGGTGATGCGGCTACTGACAATGTTGTGTTTGGTGCTGATGTAGACTCTAATATTATTCCTGATGATGATGATAGTTATGACCTTGGTAGCTCTACACAAGAGTGGAGAAACTTATATATTGATGGTACTGCAAACATTGACAGCCTTGTAGCTGATACAGCAGACATTAACGGTGGTACGATAGATGCCGCTAATATTACTGTAGGCTCTGGTAAAACTTTAGATGTTTCAGCAGGTACACTAACACTAGCAGATAATCAAATCTCTGGTGATAAAGTAGAAGGCGGTACAATTAACGCTACTACTATTAACACTTTAACATACGGTAGTATCACAGATGGTACTATTACAGTTACAGCTTTTGTTGATGAAGACAATATGGCTTCTAACTCAGCAACACTTATTCCAACACAGCAGTCCGTAAAAGCTTACGTAGACGCACAAGACACAGCACAAGACTTAGACCTAGTATCAGATAGTGGTACTATTGCAATTGACTTAGACGGCGAAACATTAACAGTTACAGGTGGTGAAGGTATTGATACTTCAGCATCTAGTAATACTCTAACAATTACTGGTGAAGACGCTACAACATCTAACAAAGGTATTGCATCATTTAACTCAGATGACTTTAATGTCTCTAGTGGTGCAGTTACATTAGCAACTACATCAACAGCCGCAGAGCTTAATTTACTTGATGGAACTACAGCAGGTACTATCGTAGCCTCTAAAGGCGTAGCAGTTGATGCTAACAAAGACATTACAGGCTTTAGAAACATTACACTTACTGGAGAGCTTGATGCAGGTTCTTTAGATGTATCAGGAAACGTAGACGTTGATGGTACACTTGAAACAGATGCACTATCTATAAATGGTACAGCAGTTACAAGTACAGCCGCAGAGTTAAACATCCTTGACGGTAAAGCTTTCCTTGACGAAGATAACATGGCATCTAACAGTGCTACAGGTATTGCTTCTCAGCAGTCCATTAAAGCCTATGTAGATACTACAGTTGCCGCAACTAATGAAGTTGTTGAAGATACAACTCCACAGCTTGGTGGTGATTTAGCTTCTAATGGCAACGACATATTGTTTGCTGATAATGACAAAGCTATCTTTGGAGCTGGTTCAGATTTACAGATTTGGCATGATGGAGATAATAGTTTTATTAGAGACAATGGCACTGGTGATTTACAAATAAGAGCCTCAAACTTACTTTTAACAGATGTTGACGGAACAATTATGTTTGATGGACGAGACAACGGTGCAGTGTCTTTATATCACAACGGCTCTCAAAAAATAGCGACCTCCTCTAGCGGTATTTCGGTCACGGGCGAAGTAGTGGCAACATCCCTAGACATCTCAGGCGACATAGACGTAGACGGCACAACTAACCTTGATGTCGTGGACATTGATGGTGCTGTGGATATGGCGAGTACTCTAGCTGTTGGTGGTGTTGTAACAGCCAACGCAGGTGTAGTGGTAGATAACATTACAATAGATGGTCAAGAGATTGACGTAAGCTCTGGCGACCTAACACTAGATGTTGCAGGTGAGACAACTATAGATTCAAATTCAAGTGGAATTTTGAACCTTAAACATGCAGGAACGCTTTACGGAACTCTTTATCAAGATAGCAATCATCTTCACATTAAATCACAGATTAG